ACGTACAAATCCAGATCGCCGTCAAGGTCGTAATCTCCCCAGGCGGCCCCGGCTGAGTAACTCTCGTCATCGACCCCGGCCTGCCGGGAGACATCAGAAAACGTGCCGTCACCGTTATTGTGGTACAGGCGGTTCGTGGCGGCCGAGCGGGCGAGCTCGGCGGGGCTCAGTGTCAGGGGACCGGCCATGTTGACCAGGAATAGATCCTCGTGTCCGTCGTCGTCGTAGTCGCCCCAGGCGGCGCCGGAGCCCATGTCCTCGGGAAGCTGTGTGGAGCGACGCCCATGGAAGTGCTGAAAGTCAATCCCCGCCGCCTCGGCGTTCTGCAGGTAATACATGTCGGCCTGGGCGTTCAGGAAGCGGGCCTGGGCCCGGGCGACCTCGTCGTGGAGGTTCACCGTCTCGAATTCGAGATACCAGTCCCCCTTCTTCCATTTCCGGCCGCGGAGCTGGAGCATGGTCTCGACCAGCCGGGTAAAGAGCGGCAGTTTCGCGGCCTGGCGGGTGGCCACGTCGGCCAGGACCATCTCCGTCTCGTAGTTGGCCAGGCGCTCGGTGGTGGACCAGTGCAGGCCGAGCATCCAGGGCGGAAGCCCGAACTTTGCACAGACCTGCTCCAGCACGTGCCGGGCCGGCATTTCGAGTTCCAGCACCTGGTTATCCGCGCCGATCACCTTGATCGAGATGTCCGAATCCTTGTCGATGGCCCGGACAAAATCCGCGCTTTTGCCCTCGCGCTTGGCCCGGATCGCATCGTTGAATTCATCGGCGATCGTCTGTTTGCGGCCGGCGATGATGCTCTGGTCGCGTTTCGCCGTCTTGTAGATGATCTCGAAACTGGGATCCCCGAAACGCTCCCACACGTTCAGCGTGGCGTTGTGGATCGTCGCCAGGATCTTCGACACGAACTCCATGCTGCGCATGATGGACGTGCCGTAGGGATTCTGGGCCTCGTTGTCGATGGACCAGTAGAGCAGGTTGCCCGGCTTGAGCGGCCGCCAGTCGTGATCCTCGTCCGCCTTCTGCAGAACCTCGAGGCCGGCGGCCTTGCGCCGGAAACGAATGAACTTGCTGTCGGCCACCCTGAGCTGAACGATGTCCCGCCGGCTGGCGTCCGTGACGAATTCACCCAGCGCAAAGCCCTGCTCGAATCCCTCGTTCGACAAGGTCGTGTGGAAAGCCTGAAGACCGCGCTGCAGGCGGATCGGTTCTTCACCGCCCGCAGAGATGAGCCCATCATTGACGGGCACGTTGTCCATCCAGTCCCGGATTTCGTCCACCAGCGCCTGATTGTCGCCGTGGACCGTCAGGTGCCCATCGAGCGAGGTCAGGCGCCGGATGCCGCCATCGATGATCGGAATGGCTTCCCGGAGAAATTCGTAGAACTCCGCATCGATTTCCCGGGGCACGAACGACTGGAAATACTTGGTATACGGTCCCTGGCCGTCCGTGGGGCGAAGCTGCCACCCTCCACTCGGCTGCGCGCTGCCAGGTCGTTTGAGCGTGAAATCGAATCCGAACAGTCTCATAGTTCACTCAAAGAAGTCCGCCGCGGCGGTCTCGAGCACGCGGCACAGAATAGCCACCCTATCGGCGTCGATCTGGTGATCGTCCTCGCCCTTGTAGATCCTCCGGCCCTGCCCCTGCCGGACCGTGTGGTTCGGGTATTCGATCAGGATATCCGGGTCGGGCGGATATTCCAGTTCGCGGCGCTGCATCTTCTTGACCATCAGGTCAGTGGCCAGCTCCTTCAGCGTGATCCGTGCCGGTTTGCCGGTCTTGGCGTCGATGATCTCCTCGCCGTCCTCGTCCACATTGTCCGCTGTCGCCCCGAACATGTAGCCGTAGAGTCGCTGATCGTAGGCCTTGTGGCGGTAGATGGCGAGCCCCTGCAGATCATGCGCCACGGCCGATCCGGCATTGCCGAAGTCCGTGCCCCAGCGCATCTCCAGCCGACCTCCGTCGTAGAGATCGTCCAGGGCGTCGATCGCCTGGCACTGCTGATCGTAGGTCACGGACTGGAGCCGCAGCCTGGCAACCAGCCGCTCCTGGCGGCCGAGAATCAGCTTGACCCGAATCTCGGTCGGATCCGATGAGAAGCCGAGATCGGCGCCGCCGAAAAGCAGCCCCGGCGTGGCCACGAAGAAACCGCGGATCATCCGCTTGAAATCCGAGTCCCCATCCTCGTCCTGCTCAAAGAAACCGCGGGCCGACCGGATGTCGTCCAGCAGGACCGTCTCCTGCGGGACCGGGCCGTCGTCCCCGGCCGTCACGCCGTACTTAAAACCGTAAATCGACACCTCGTCATGTTTCTGATCAACCGAAATCTTCAGACACCGGTATTCCGGAATTTCCTTCACGCAGGCGTTCAACTGATGCGTCGGGAAGACAGAAGATTCCGGATCGCCGTGTTCGCCGAGGACGTTGTGTTGGTATCCCGGAGAATCTTCTCCACCGTAGACGTCGAAGAAATGCCGTCGGCGCTCCGGCGTCCAGAAAGGAGGCGGCATAAGGGTCTTTGGCCACTTGAATTTTCGGAACGTAAGATTCGCTGCAACGCCGGTGGTGCCATCCGCCTCGTCTCCTTTCCCCTCGGCCCGTTGGCAAAGGCGATAGTATTCGCAGCTCCGATCGCCGTCGGGGACCGAATAGATCCCGGCCACGCATCCGGGTTTCATCGCCCGCCAGAATTCGGACCAGGTTTTCTCGTTCTTGTCCTTGGCCGCCTCGTCCTTGAAGGCGAAGGTGGCCGCGTGGACGCCTCGATATGCCGCGCCGTCGTGGCCGGAGGGCCGAAAATCGAGCTTGAATCCGTTGCTGAGAATGATCTTGTGATGCGGTTTCTTCTGGTGCTTCCTGACGTTCCGGCCGGCCAGAATTTTCGGGTTCCAGGACCACTGGTCCTCCCACATCTCCACGATTTCGTCCAGATGAACCTGGAGCGGCGCCCCGATCAGACCCGATCCGCCCATCGTGGTGTAGGCGTAATACATGCTCTTGGCCAAGATCTCCCGGCTCTTGCCCACCTCGGCGCCGCACTGGTGGATCGTATTGCCCCGGAACCGCAGACTCTCGAGCTGGTAATCGAAGAAATTGAAGGGGTCCTTGTGATCCGGGTCGGTCGGCTCACGGAGGAAGGCCCTGCAGAACAGGTACGGATCGGATGTGATGCATCGAAGCTGAAACTCGTCTAGCGATGCATAGGGTGCCGGGAATTCGCCACGCGCCAGTTGATGCCAGGTCCAGTCGTGCCGCTCGAGCCAGCGCTCGAAATCCTCCTCCGGCACGAGAATGCCCTCTTTCAGGTCCTCGACCGTCCGGACCGGCTCCATCTCCTGAACGAGCGGCATTACTCCTTTTTCTCCCGGCTGGCTGTCCCGGCGCCGGACAGGATCTGCGCGATCGTCTGCACGCCATCCTCCACGTCCTTCGACCGGTGGATCTCCTTCGGTGTCAGGCGGAAGTCGGGTAGCGTCAGGCCGAAGTCAGAAAGCAGCTTGGGCAACGCCAGCAGCCCGGGATGGAGCTTGTATTCATAGCCGATCACCTCGCCCTCTTTATTCAGCTTCTCGGATTTGATGATCGTGCCGTCCTCAAGGATGTCGGCCCTCAGGCGGCGGATCACCTGGAGGATCTCCGCCAGCTCGAACGCGACCAGCTCGTTCAGGCTGTCCGTGTCCTGCTCGCGGACCGCCTTGTCGATGGCGATCACTGCCTCGAGCAGGTGTTCCTTGTCCAGGCAGTCGCCCCCCGGGCTGGTTACGCCGTTCCCGACGATTTCGCAGTCGGAGAATTTCGGACAGGTGGACCGGCAGGGCTTGGCGAACTGGAGAAGCCTGGAAGACGCGTAGAGGCCGTGTTTCCAGGCGTTACGGGAACTGGCGGCCTTGCCCTCAGGGGTTTTCGGCCCGGTGGATTTCTTGGCATTTCGCCGCCGTGCCTCGATGGCTGCCGCGGAAAGGGTGTAGTTCCGCGGCACCCGCATCTTGGCGGGAATTCCAGTTGTCTTCTCCTCGTCAGGCAAGATAGGGCCTCCGATCCATCAGGATCTTTGGCCCTTTATACAAAAAATCCGTGACACGATCCGGCCAATCGTGTCATTTTGTTTTCTTGCTATGGGGCTCAATGGCTTGTAACTGATATTTACAAATTTTATTTACTGATATATATTTTAAATTTGACTTATGCACCCATTGGGTGCATAATAGAAGCATGAAAGCATTCGACACGGAGATCCTAACGGACTGCCTTGGCGGCCTTGTCCCCACCCTGATGCTGTTCCGGCGGGCGACATTCGACACAAACGAGACGGTGGGGTGGTTCATCGGCGGTATGGCCGAGCAGATCCCTCAGGCCTG